CTTACGGGCCCCTCTTATCTGGGATTGGTACCCCAGACTTATGGATTAGTTGCCATAAGACCTCTCACCATAAACTAAAGGAGAAAGAATGTGCAGGTTTTGCGTTTCAGATGTTCAAGGTCTTGATGATGTAATACATCATCCAGGGTATGATGGCGGCTTTACAGCTCTCATCAAATTACTTGAAAATCTGGATTGCCAGCCTGAGCAGTTCGATCTCTTTGATAGTCAGCCTAACCATCCTAATAGATGGGAAATCCGACCCTATACAGTTTATAGTGATGTTGAGGATTTACCTTCTCTTCCAAAACCTGTACTTTAACTCTTAGAGGTAATCCATGAAAGACTCGTTTCTGAAGACTATGGCTGTGTGCGCTGCCGTTAGTCTTTTTGGCAGTGGCGCATACACCATGTATTCGGGAGCCGAAGCTAACCTGGTCTCTAAGGTTAATGCAGTCATTGCGGCCAAAGATTTGGCGGTACAGTCGGCCGAGGCAGAAGTTACGACACCTCAGCTGAAGAAGTAGCGATGGCCACCCTTGATCTCACTACTAGCTTTCCTTCTAAATCTACTGGCAGTCGGAAGCTTTATACCGGCTTGTTTGAACCTAGCAGTCATAATAGTATTGTGACTGCAGTTCGTACAAGAACCGGTACTAGGCTTCATAACTGGCATAAGATTATCGAAGATGGCGGTAATGCTTCCACGGCTATGACTGCCGTTTGGGAGACGACCGAGGGTGAACCAGCTAATGCCTACGTTCGTACTAATAACGGAGGCAATAAGAACGAGTGGTGTGAACGGCGAAATGGAGGCGACGTCTCAATGCATAATGTCGACTTCACTCGTCATCATTTCACAAGTTCTATTAGCGCTACTTTTGTTGATAACCTAGCACGGACCCGTTTCTACGGTAGACTCCGAGAAGTGAACACCCAATTTTCCGGGTTAGTAGCTCTTGGAGAGCTTCGTGAAACGGCGAAAATGCTACGCAAACCCGCTGCTGCTCTTTGGGACAGTGCTGAAAGGTATATCGACGCGCTACGTAAACGAAAGCGCGTCAACCCTAAAGGCTGGATCAAAGATGCTAGCGGGCTTTGGCTCGAGCATTCCTTTGGTTGGCTTCCACTCATCAATGATTGCAAAGATGCTGTGAAAGCCTATAGTAGGATTTCTGAAAAGCCTCGCAGTAAGATTATTTCTGCAGGCATGAAGAAATCCTACGATCGATCCCGTGAGCTTGACGGCTCTTGGGAAGGTAACATTACTCGTGTAAACATGCAAGGCGGATGTTGTATGTACGCCGATGCACGTCTTTACGAGCATGTTGCCGTTCGATACAAAGGGAAAATAAGCGCTCGAGTAGTAGCTCCTGGGTGGGACAATTGGGCGCTCTTTGGGTTTACACCCAGAGAGTTCCTTCCTGCCGCTTGGGAACTTCTCCCGTGGAGCTTCCTCGTAGACTACTTCACCAATGTTGGTGATCTAATAACAGCCTCCTGTACCTCTACCAGTTCTGTTAACTTTGTCAATCGTACCGAGATTCATTTCACAGATCACCAGGCGAAATTTCTGGTGGATGCGGAAGCTTGTCGGAAGAATGACTGGGCTGGCAATGCTGGCAAGTTGGAAGGCTTTTATGGTAGTCTAGGTTCATGTCGTTATACGCGTAGAACCGTCTCTAGATCGCCGAATAGTGGGATTGCTTTACCCACTTTCCAAGCGTCTTGGGACCTATCTGACGGCCAACTAGGTAACATAGCCGCCTTATTAGGTCAAAGTCGTGCTCTACATCCCCAACAAGTAGGCAAACCTTACCGTTTCGGTGGGCGCCCCTAACTAGAGGATTATTAATGTCTTTCACACTTACGTCGCCCATTACGGGCACGGCGCAAACTGGCTTGACTTCCCCTACCTATACGCTTACCAGCGACCTTGCCCCGGATAATAACGGAAAGCAAGTAGCTGTTACTGCGTTAGGCGGGACCCAAACCGGCGTAACTACTCACTCTGTAGCTGCTCCTTTCACCATTACCTTCGTTAGGCCTAAGGTTTTCCGGAATCTTGGAAAAGCGAATCCTACGACGGGAGTGATTAAGGATGTTCCTCGAAATACGTTCAAGTGTATCACCCGCAAGGGTGTTACGCCGTTGGCAGGTCAACCTTTCGTTAACATGCAGATCACGACGATTATCGACGTGCCTGCAGGTTCCGATACGGCTGACGCTGCCAACCTTCGAGCGGCTCTCTCGGCGCACATTGGTGCTCTTAGTCAACAATCGGCCGGTGCTGGAGACACAGTTGTCTCTGGCATCATCTGAAATTGACTTTGAGGACCAGCGTAGAGGGAACCCTTCTTAGCTGTACGTAAAATCGATGAACAAGGAGCTACCATGCGTGATTACGCTGGCTGTCTGCCAGTTCTCCTAGATGCAGACTTATTTTGTGCTGGATGGAATGGGACGATAAATCCCTATCCAAGTGTGGATTCAAGAACCGTGGCCATGCAGAGTCAGAGGAAATCACTCCTGAAGAAATTTCAGGATGTGAAATTACCCTCTGCCGATGCAAAAGCCCTCGAGTTGTTCTTAAAGATCAACAAGAGCTGTTCTGAATACACCATGGCTACTTCCAGCATGTCCGAAGTTGAGACCATCGCACTCGGGGAAGCGAAAGATTTCATCTATCGCTTCTTCTTTCCTGATGATCAGTCAGATTCTCGCGAAAGCGGTGATCTGATGATTCTGACCCTCGGGCAAGTTACCGATAACTTTGGCCTTGGCAACGGTGCCAACATAGGGAGTTACAGTACTGACTTTTATTCTAAGGTCGGTACTTCCCGAATGGCGGCAACAAGTACTGCGCTGCATGCTTTATATATGCAGGCTATATCTTCGGACCCCATTTGGTCGGACGTTGAGTCTATCCGACTATTGAATCGGGGTTGTGATATAGTTCCAGGGAGTCGCCTTAGTTTTGTACCTAAGACAACGGAAATTAGCCGTACCATATGTACCGAGCCCGTCTGTAATATGCTTTTTCAGAAGGGAATAGGAAAGGTTCTTGAACGGAGGCTTCAACAGATGCTTGGAATTGATCTGACGACGCAACCGGATAAGAACCGAATCCTAGCTCGGCTCGGGTCTAAAGATGATAGTTTTGGTACTATTGATCTATCATCCGCTTCAGACTCGATGTCTCTCAGTTTGGTTAGGGAGATGTTTCCTAAGCATGTAGTCTCGCTTTTGGAAATGTCCCGCTCTCCATTAACCACCCTTCCAGGTGGAGCTGAGGTGGAGTTACATATGGTGTCTTCAATGGGAAATGCTTACACTTTTCCATTGCAGACGCTGCTTTTTAGCAGCTTGGTCTACGGCGTCTACCGGGTTTTATCCATACCCATGGAGAGACCTTTCAGACGTTCACTAGGCAACTTCGCCGTTTTTGGCGATGACATCATTGTTGTACGTAAGGCTTATGACCTTACATGCAGAATGCTGTCACTTTGTGGCTTTAGTGTTAACGTAGATAAGTCCTTTAACCAGGGCTTTTTCCGTGAATCGTGCGGCCGAGACTACTGGTTCGGAAGCAATGTGCGGGGGGTTTATATTAAGTCCCTTAAGCACATAAGCGATCGGTATTCAGCAATCAACAGACTGAACAATTGGTCTGCTCAATGGGGTATACCACTTCCTCGGACTATCCGTTTTCTCATGGAGGGACTACGTATGTTACCTGTCCCTTATGATGAAATGGACGTCTCTGGAGTTAAGGTCCCATTGAGTATGCTGAAGAAGCAAGTTAAAGATAGGCATACTGGCGGAGTTAGATACCGCTATTTGCATATTAATAACGAAGCTCATTCAGTGACTGATATTCAGTCCCGGCAACCTAAGATTCGTGGATGGATTAATAACCATTCTGCGATCTTACTTGCTGCACTTGCTGGTACCCTTAGGTCTGGCCAGATTGTCATTAGGAATGAATTTCGACAATCTACCAGTTTTAGGTTTAGATCTAGTTCGCGTTGGGACTATATCTATACCGATGAGGGTGTAAACCCTCAATTCGGCGAAAGATGGAAGTCTTTTGTCGAGCTAAACCTAAACTTTTCCTAGGTTTGGCACAATGGGCGTAATCTAAGCCCACTCCGGGATACTAGACGATGATTAAGAATTAGGAGAGATTTGCATCCTCTCCAAACTTCTTCTTTATCAAGAAGCCCTTGCATCCCGG